GGCTGGATTAGCTCCAATCGTCACACCATGTTGATTATGCTTGACATGATTTTATCAATGATTACAATTATCCAACGATAGCGAATATGACGGATAATACGGAATTAACAGATAAACAAAAGGCACTTGTCGATACCATCGTATCAACTGGGTGCAGCATAGTCGAAGCAGCAGAAAAGGCTGGATATTCAACGAAAGTCAGTAGAGAATCAGCTAGGGTAAGTGCTTCTCGTACACTACGTCTCCCAAAAGTACAAAGATACATGATGGAATGTGTGTCAAGAACGATAGGTCTAGGTGCAGTAACAGCAAGTAATAAGTTAGTCGCCCTTAGTAATGGCGCTAAATCAGAGTATGTACAGCTAGAAGCTAGTAAGGATATACTAGATAGAGTTGGGTTACGTACACCAGACAGAGTTAATCACCAAGTAGTCGGAGATATAAAGGTTAGTATCGATCTTAGCTAGAACGAGAGGGTGGGGGTTAAAAACTAACTGGTGGTTAGTAGTAAAGATGTCATACACACAACAGAGTTAAAAAAAGTAAACATATGTGCGTAGACAAAAATATTTCTAAGATTTAAGGTAAAATGTCTTTAGACGATAAACCAAGAGAGGGTTTCTCTCACGCCTTGCAAGGCAATAAAAGTTATGAAGAAAAAAAGTACAGTAAATAAGGCTGGTAATTATACCAAGCCTACTCTTAGAAAAAGACTGTTTCAGTCTATTAAGTCATCTGCTGTTCAAGGTACAGCTAGTGGACAATGGTCTGCAAGAAAAGCACAACTATTAGCAAAAAGATATAAAGCTGCTGGTGGTGGATATAGATAATGGCTCTTGCAAGATCACAACAATCGCTAAAAGCATGGGGTAAACAGAAATGGCGTACCAAGTCTGGTAAAAAATCATCTGAAACAGGTGAAAGATATTTGCCAAGTGCTGCTATTAAAGCTTTATCTCCTAGTGAATACGCTAGAACTACTGCTGCTAAAAGAAAAACAAAGAAAAAAGGCAAACAAGTGTCTAAGCAACCTAAAGGTATAGCAGCTAAAGTAAAAAAGTTTAGGAGTTTCTAATGGCAACTCCAGCATGGCAAAGAAAAGAAGGAAAAAATCCAAGTGGAGGATTAAATGCCAAAGGTAGAGCTAGTTATAACAGAGCTACTGGTGGCAATCTTAAAGCTCCTTCAAAGAAAAAGGGCAATAAGAGAAGAAAATCATTCTGTGCAAGAATGAAAGGTATGAAAAAGAAGCTGACTTCTGCAAAAACAGCAAGAGATCCTGATTCTAGAATTAATAAATCACTTAGAGCGTGGAACTGCTAGTAAGTGAATTGAAATAATATTTTATTTCTAATATAGTTGTAGTTTACCTAAAAAAATTTTATAACAATAAGGAATGAAAACTATGACTATTGATGATTTAACGACTACTGTAAGAATACTTCAAGACGAAGTAAAAGATATTAAAGAAATAAATAATGTATTAATGAATAAGTTAGATAAAGCTTATGAAGATAGAATAGTATTGCGTAGTCAAGTTTTAAAGTCTAAAGTCAGTAAAGAAAGTGAGGTCGAAAATGCCTAAAGTTGGTAAAATGAAATTTCCATATACTGCTGCTGGAAAGAAAAAAGCAAAAGAAACAGCTAAGAAAAAAGGAATGAAAGTTGTCAAGCAAAGCAAAAAGAAAGGGTACTAGAGTAGAGAACGAAATAGTAAAACTCTTTCAAGCTGAAGGGTTTAATGCCAGGCGACAACCTTTATCTGGTGCTATTGCTGCGTTCCCTCATGACGTTCAAGTATCTGATCTTTTTGAGGGAACTAATATTGAAGTCAAAGCTAGAAAAAATGGCGAGGGCTTCGCCCAATTAGATAAATGGAAAGGATCTGCTGATTTATTAATATTAAAAAGAGACTTTTCTAGTCCAATGATATATCTTGATTGGGATTTATTTAAGGAGTTTTTGTATGAGTATAGACAAAACAGACGACGTAACGAATCTGGAGAACAGGCAGCTATTTCACATTTCTCTAGCAGAAAGACGGAAGCTAAGACAGATCGTAAGAAAGGTACATCTAAAATTCCTTCCAGAAGCTTCAGTAACGGACAAGGAGTGCGACAAATTAATAGAAAGCCTTGGCCCAAAAGTCAGAGAAAGATTGCTAAGAGAAGCGATAGACAAGAATCTAGTATAAATGGCACAGCTAAGTTACAAACCAGATGGCAATACCTTAAAGAACTTTCTAAAGGGGAATGAGTTTTTTAGAGGTTTACGAGGGCCAGTAGGAAGTGGCAAGTCTGTCGCTTGCGCTATTGAGGTACTTAGACGTGCTCTCCAACAAGAAAAAAATGCACAAGGGAAAAGAAAAAGTAGGTGGGCCGTTATTCGGAATACTAATCCGCAACTTAAAACGACTACTATCAAGACGTGGTTAGACTGGTTTCCTGAAAATGAATGGGGTATATTCTCATGGTCAGTACCTTATACGCACAGAATAAATGTAGGTGAACTAGAATTAGAGGTCATATTCTTAGCTTTAGATAGGCCTGAAGATGTTAAAAAGCTTTTATCATTAGAACTAACAGGTGTATGGGTAAACGAAGCCAGAGAGCTTCCTAAGAGCATTATTGACGCTTGTACTATGAGGGTAGGTAGATATCCTAGTATGCGTGATGGTGGTGCTTCTTGGTACGGAGTTATTGCAGATACTAACGCACCAGAAGAAGATCATTGGTGGCCTATTATGGCTGGTGATGTACCAGTACCAGATCATCTATCTAGAGATGAAGCTTTGATGTTAGTTAAGCCTGAGAATTGGAATTTTTATACGCAGCCATCTGCTTTGTTAGAAGATAAAAATAAAGATGGTACACTCAAAGGATATAAAAGAAATAGTAAATGCGAAAATCAAAACAATCTTACACAAGATTATTATAACAATATTATTAAAGGTAAGATGAAAGGGTGGATTGATGTTTATGTAATGAATAAACTAGGATCTTTAGAAGAAGGTAAACCAGTATATCCTAACTGGAATATGGAAATACATTTATCAAAAGAAGATCTAGAGCCGGCTCAAACAACAGTCTATGTTGGTATTGACTTTGGTTTAACACCAGCTGCAGTGTTCGGTCAAAAGTTACCTAATGGTAGATGGATTATACTTCAAGAGTTAGTATGTTTTGATATGGGTATTGCAAGATTTAGTGAACTATTAAAATATGAGTTTGCAAAAAATTATAGAAATTTAGATATAGAAGTATTTGGTGATCCAGCTGGAGATTTTAGAGCTCAAACAGATGAAACTACACCATTTCAAATACTGCGACAAAATGGCATAATGGGTAAACCTACTCATAGTAATGATGTAGCTCTTAGAATAGAAGCTGTTGAAACTTCATTAGCTAGATTAGTAGAAGGATCTGCTGGTTTCTTAGTAGATCATAGATGTATTAATCTTAAAAAAGGATTTAATGGTGGTTATTTCTACAGAAGAATGCAGACTTCAGGTGATAGGTATGACGAAAAGCCAATGAAGAATAGATATTCCCATGTCCATGATGCATTACAGTATTTATTATTAGGAGCTGGTGAAGGTAAACAATTAATATCTGGTAAAGCTAAAAATCCTACTGTTGTTAAGACAAGAGGTTGGAGTATATTTGGTGATAAAAAAAGAAGAAGTGTATGGCAAAACAGAATGAATGGTTAGTATATTTTTACGAAAATAGAGATTATCATAGGCATACTAAATTTTTTAAAAAGGGTTTTAAACATTGTGGAGTAATGGGTTATGATCCTGAAAAAAAAATATGGATAATAGCAGAATATTTATTTGGTAAATTAAATATAGAAATACTTAATGAAGATGAAGTAGATAAAATATTTAGATTAATACAAATAAAAAACGGACATATATTACAAGTTCCAGTACAGGATAAAATATCTAAATTCCCAGTTATTATGGGATCATGGATAAAAGAACATAGCTGCGTTAGTTATGTACAAAGAATGATAGGTTGGTCTAGATTTTGGATATTTACACCTAATCAGCTATATTGTGCGTTGAAAAAAAATGGAATGTGTGAAATAGACTTATAACTATGGGTGCATTTAGAAAACCAAAGTATCAAGAAACTGCTGCAGACAAAGCAGTTAGAGAAGATATTGAAAGAAGAAGAAAAGAAGAATTAGAAGAACAAGAAAAATTAGAAGCTAAAGAAGCTAAATTAAAAAGAAGAAAAGAAAAAGGTATGGTTGGAATGAGATCATTATTTTCTAGAGCTGGTGGAAAAGGATTTTTTTATGAAGGTAAGGAAAACTAATGGGTGGTAATACAAGTACATCAAGTGGAAGTTATGGTGGTGATGATAGAGGTCGTGATAGAAATGATAGATCTACACAAGCTGAAATTACAGGTGGTACAAAAAAAGTAAAAGAAGCTATTAAAAAATCTGGTACAGATATGTATGGAGGAGTAGCAAGTAAAGCTACTAATGAATATTTAGTAGATATTGGTGAAGCAAAAAGAGGATCACAAAATCCTGATGGATCATATAATTATATGCTTACTGCAAAAGGTCATGAATTAAAATATGGATCTTATACTCCAGGCGGCCCACAAACTCCAACAGCAATGGGAACAGTTGGTGCTGGTGGTATTATGAATCAAGTACCTATTTCAAAAAAAATGTTTGAATCACAAAAAAGATTACAAATGATTGCAACAGGAGCTATGGCAACTTTGGGTGTTCCAGTAATGGGTGCAGCATTTATGGATTACAATAAAAAAAAATATGATGATTATGTAACTAGTTTTAATAGTGCATTACAAAGCTCTACATCTTATGCAGCGGCTAGTCCAAGTACAAGAGATACTTCTGACGCAACAATACAAGATACTAAAGCACAAGCAGAAGCTAGTGAAGCAACTACAGCTGCAGCACAAGAAGCTTTTTTAAAAAAACAAGCTTTATCTAGAAAACAATCTGCTATTAAAGGATCAAGAACATTTTTTGGTGGTAAAAGAAAATTAATAGAAGGAGCAATGTAATAATGGCATTTATACCAGTAGCAGAAAAAAATATTTCATCAGGATATACTGATAATAAATTTAAAAATTTTTTTAAAAAGTATCAAGACGCAGAAACAATCTTTGATCATTGGAAGGATAAATATGAAGAAGCATATGAATACACAATGCCTTCAAGAGAATCTTTTTATGAAGAAACAATAGGAGAAAGACGTACTGATAAAATATTTGATGAAACTGCAGTAGTAGGTATTCAAGAATTTGCTAGTAGATTACAAGCTGGTATAGTTCCTACTTATGGTAGATGGGCAAACTTTGAAGCTGGTACTGATATACCAGAAGATCAAAGACCAGCAGTTAATGAAGCATTAGATGAAATAACTAAATATGTTTTTGAGATATTAGCTGGATCTAACTTTAATCAAGAAGTACATGAAGCATTTATGGATTGTGCTATTGGTACTGGTGTAATGCTAGTAGAAGAAGGCGATGCATTAAATCCTATTAAGTTTACAGCAATACCTTTGCCTAAAGTTATGTTAAACAATGGGCCAGATAATAAAGTAGATACAGTATTTAGAAAAAGACAAATAGCTTATAACCAATTAATGACTGCTTATCCTAAAGCAGAAATGTCTGAAAAAATGTTGAAAGCTATTGAAAATAATGAAAATAAGAAAGCAAATATTGTAGAAGGTGTCTACAAAATTTATGATGAAGCAAACACAGAAAAATATAAATATTGTGTTGCTTGTATGAATGAAGAAGAAATTATTTTTGAAAAAGAATTAGATGGAGTTGGTAGCAATCCTTATATTGTATTTAGATGGAATAAAGGATCAGGAGAAGTTTATGGAAGAGGGCCTGTATTTAATAGCATGGCTGCAATTAAAACAACTAATCTTACAGTAGAACTAATATTACAAAATGCACAAATGAATATTAGTGGAATATATACTTATGAAGATGATGGTGTTGTTAATCCTGATAATATAAATCTTGTGCCAGGTGCTTTAATTCCTGTAGCTCCAAATAGTAGAGGTCTTACACCTTTAGCTGGTGCTGGTAGATTTGATGTAGCTCAATTAATATTAGCTGATATGCGTCAAAATATTAAAAAAGCATTATATATGGAAACATTAGGTAGACCAGAAGGTACACCAATGTCTGCTACTGAAGTATCTGAAAGAATGGCAGATTTATCAAGACAAATTGGATCATCATTTGGTAGACTGCAATCAGAATTTGTAACACCATTACTTCGTAGAGTAATTAGAATTTTATCTAAACAAGGTAGAATAGCAATTCCAAAAATTGATAATAGAGAAGTAACTATTATAGCTCAATCACCATTAGCTCAAGCTCAACATCAACAAGATGTTGCAGTAGTTAATAATTTTAATGCAATATTAGCTCAAACATTTGGCCCACAAATTCTTAATATGATTGTTAAACAAGATGAAGTAGCTAGATATTTAGCAGAAAAATTAGGATTACCAGAAAAATTAATAAGAGATCCTCAAGAGCAGCAACAAATAATTCAATCATTGCAAAATATGTCTCAACAGTCTAATATGGCAGAAAATGAGTTGGGAATCCCTAGTCAATCGCCACAAGGACAATAAAAAAGATACCAGCGAAATAGATCAAATATTTGCTGCAGTTTTTTCTGATCCTGATGGTAAAAAAATATTGGAATACTTCGATAGTATTGTTATGAATACTACAGTAAATCCTACTGCTGATAGTAGAGTATTATGGCATTTAGAAGGACAACGATTCATGCTGCAACAAATTAAAAATAGAATTAAGCGAGGTAAAGAATGGAAGAAGAAGTAGTTACACAAACAGAACAAACAGAAGAAAGTTCTAAACCAGACTTTGTTCAAGATAAATTTTGGAACAAAGATACCAATGAAATTAATATAGAAGAATTATCTAGTAGTTATAATTCATTAGAAAAAAAATTAGGATCAAGAACAGAAGATTTATCTAAACAAATTAGAGAAGATATAGCTAATGAAGCAAAAGCCAAAGTTCCTGAAAATTATGAAATTAGTATGCCTGAGATACCAGAAAATGTACAAATGGATATTGATCCTGAAATGCCTTTATTACAATGGTGGCAAAAAACAGCAAAAGAAGCTGGTTTATCTCAAGATCAATTTAATACAGGTATAGAAGCATTTGTTAATAATGAGATAGGAAGTTTACCTGATCTTGATAATGAAAAACAATTATTAGGTGAAAGTGCAAATGCAAGAATAGAAGCTGCTGATTTGTGGAGTAAGAAAAATTTATCTACTGATTCTTATGATGCTATATCTGAATTTGCTAGCACAGCTAAAGGTGTAAAAGCTTTAGAAGAAATAATGAAACTTAATAAAGATGCACCAATACCACAAACAGAAACAGCTATTGATGCTGCTCCTAGTTTAGATGATCTTAGATCTATGATGAAAGATCCTAGATATTGGAAAGATGGAGATAGAGATCAAGCTTATATTAATAAAGTAAGTAACTTATATGAAAAGTACTACGGAAATCAGAAGGCGAGTTAAAGCTACTTGGCGTGACGCACAATCTTTTGCTGAATGGCTAGATCCTATTGAAGGTAAAAAATTAAAACCAGCTATAAATTATAGTGAAGGATATGTGTTAAAAGATGATGATGACGTATTAATTTTGTATATGACATATAATGATACAGATATTGGTGATACTTGTGTCATTCCTAAAGAAAATGTTGTTAATATTTGTGAGTTGAAAAATATTAAAAAAAATGTCAGTAAAGAATAAATAGACCTCTAAGGCCCTAGATATGCCTGTAAAGATAACATATCAAACTCCTCTGAGACAATCTAGGTAAACTTAACAAGCATACGGAGGTTAAAATGTCTGCTTCTATTACTAATGCTTTTATCACTCAGTTCGAAGCTGAAGTGCATATGGCATATCAAAGAATGGGTAGTAAGCTAAAAAGCCTAGTGCGTACTGTAAACGGAGTAAGTGGCGAATCTGTAAAATTCCAAAAAGTTGGAACAGGTGAAGCTACAAGCAAAGCAAGACACGCAGAAGTAGTTGCTATGAACATTTCTCACACAAATGTAACTGCAACTCTAGCTGATTTCTATGCGTCTGATTACGTAGACAAACTAGACGAGCTTAAAACCAATATTGACGAAAGATCAGTTGTTGCAAATAATGCAGCATATGCTCTTGGTCGTAAAACTGATTCTATCATTACAGATGCTATGAGTTCTGCTACTACACTAGCTAACAATGCTGGTGCACAAGGTGGTACTGTGGCAACTGACATGAACGTAGATAAGTTCCAAGAAATGCAAGCGCTTTTCGGAACTAACAGCGTTCCTGATGATGGCGGAAGATACTGGGCAATCGGCCCTAACCAATGGTCTAACTTATTAGATGATGATCAATGGTCAAGAATGGAATACATTGGATCTAACGAATTACCTTTTTCTGGTATGAATTACACAGCGAAAAAATTCTTAGGTTTCTTAGTATTTGTACATTCTGGTCTAGACACATCTGGATCTACTGATAGACACACTATTGCATGGCACAAGTCATCAATGGGTCTAGGTGTAGGATCTGAAGTTAGAACTGAAGTAAACTATATACCTGAAAAGGTATCTCACTTAATGACTTCTTACCTATCCATGGGATCAATTCTAATTGATACTAATGGTATTAGAGTACAGAAGTGTGCGGAATAGGAGATAAATAATGGCATACGCAACTTCAAATCCGATTAAGAAAATTGCTGGAATGGGTGCTGGAAACTCACTATGGTTTTATACTGATGGTGATGCTAAAGCAGCTGTTGTAGCTTCAGGTTATTTCAATTCTGCTTACAAAGAATTAAGCAAAGGTGATGTTATCCTTTGTTCAATCGGTGTAGGTGGT